CAGAGCACATTCCTCTTCCACGATTACGAAAACAAAATCACAACCCACTGAATTAAATAGAATTAAACAAAAGTAACATATAAAAATGTACTTAATTATGTACTCACACCCCTAAATTTGCCATTTGACTGATAGCCTAAATTTGAATAATACTGTACAAAAAACCAGTACGGGAGCACCACATGAAAAACACTGAATCTAACGTAAGCAGCTTACCCGAACTCACCAGTTTTGAAGTAGGCTATTCCCTTCGAACTAATGAAGTTTACCTGTCCGCTTCATTCACAGATAACATGGCCTGTATACCAAACTGGCCAATTAAAGAGTTTCCTGACCAGTTTATGTGTATCTCTCGTACTCGGGCGGTTGCACTCATAGAAGAGCTTCAAAAGGCTATCGACTACATGAACGCGGGGATAGAACGTCGCTCAGAAAATTTAATCCAGTAAATAGGAAGGTTTACGCTATTCCATTACATCTTTTGCAACAGCATAGATTCTGGACAGATACGCATCATCACTCTGATCCGAGTGCGCTTGCAGCATCAGGTTTATGCTGTTTTTGGTAACTGGCTGATTAGTTTCTTTTAGCATGACTACTGCGCGTCCAATAACCCTGCATATATCGTCAAAAACAGCTTGTTTTTCCTCATCCATAACTGTTTCTCGCTCTGTTATCGCTGAACCAACATCATTGTAATATAGGCCATAGTGCACCATTTATGTCTATATATTTCTATGGTTATAAACATATTGATATGTATTTTATTTAACCTTTTTACAATCAAATACATCAATACTACCCGCAAATTCGAGTGCCGAAGTGTGTGTTACCACCGCCCCGTTAAATTGGCTTACAGGCAAAGTATTAAATATTTGAATTTCGTAAGCATGACCATCATAACTAGCCGATACGGTTATGGAGCCATCAGCCGCCCGTCCATATCGCTCACCTGAGTCAGAATCAACAACTTCTAATTTTGGTGAGATAATCTGCTTATCGTCAGGAAAAAGGAAACCAACGGAATCAACGTTGTCCTTTACACGTACTCTCATGCGACTAGTATCAACTGGCCCACCAGATTGATTTAACGTCATTCGACAATAAAAAAGGTCTCCTTTTTTTACTGATGTTTGTTTATTTTTATTGGCTATTTTTTGCCGTTTCTTCTCTATTTTTTCGTTCTCAGAATAATACATACTAACAGTGCAATACCTATCCGAAGATTCAAAGCATTTATCAACCAATCGGTGGAGAAATTCACTTGTCTCCCCACCATTATCAACTAGTTTAGTTCGTAACACAGTAACGCTTAGAGGAGGCTGTTGTACCAATGACTGAGGAACTAAAAAACTTGGCACGTACTGCGGACCATACTCCAATAGGTAATCCCGCTTTTGCTCGATTGTTTTTGCTTTACCTTTATCCCAAGCACTACAACCGATCATAAAAAATGACAACAAAACTACTATACCAATTTTATTCATTTTTCATCCCTAAACATATGTACCGATAAGCGCAGTGTACACCATCATCACTGCGCCTCAAATCAACCTATAAGGTACGCGGTTGTTCAGGTTTCTTAGGCCAGTCGATTTTTGTCGCGGTCGATGTATCCACCCGGTTTACCAGCACCCTGTATTTTTTCCATTCGTCGAGCTGCGCTTTCTCATCATCTGTTGCAACGTTCTTTCCCATACATCCCCCTGCCAAACCACCTGACCGCCAGATGCATCACTATCCGTTTCCACTTCGGCACGCCAAGTACGGTCATTCTGTCCAGGAGTATCAAATCGGCTTCTTTTTTCGTGCGCAGCGCGTTGTCGTAAATCCAGTTGTGAATTATTGCGGTTTTGGAATATTTGCCATCTGGCGGCATGAACGTCCAGAATATGCGTGGTATCGTGGCAAAGTCGGTAATGAATCCAGCTGGTACACTGATTATATCGCTGATGTCGTCACTGAGGTAAAATTCAAAAGGCTCGTATACGCGCCATAAGAAATGGTCCAGCATTTCAAGAATTGCGGGAGTTGTGAAACGGCCCATGGTAATTATTGTTCTACCTGTGCGATAATGAGTTCTTTTTGAGGGGATGTTATGCGCACAAAGTTACACTCTCTGCAAGCACTGCGTGGTATTGCTGCGTTACTGGTTGTGTTGTTCCATTATAGAGGCTTTCTGAATGATGGAGCTAAAGGAAACCCTACAATATGGGATAAAGTATTTAGCCCTGGAATTATCGGTGTTGATATTTTCTTCATTATTAGCGGTTTTATAATGGTTTATACTACCTGGAGTTATATGCGAGGGAAAGCATCTCTGGTTCGGTTCTTGCTTAACAGGGTAATACGTATCATTCCGTTATACTATCTTTGTCTTGTCATAGCCTTTCTTCTTGAAGGCGCTATGAGCACTTTTCATTATCCAGACAAAGTGCAAAACATTTTAAGTGCGTTGACATTCACATTATACAAAACCTCTACACCGCCACTCTACATTGACGATGGTGGTACGTATAATATTCGATGGACACTCAACTACGAAATTTATTTCTACCTTGTATTCGCTTTATGTCTGCTGGTTAAACACCGAGTTCTGGCGCTCGTCACTTGGGGCGTTCTGGTAACCAGCATCATACCTGTGATAGCAGGATACCAACCAACAATAAATGTACAAGGTTATCCTTTTTCATCTCCATACTTCGGTTTTCTGACAAACCCTCTTCTACTGGAGTTTATTATTGGAGTTATAGTTGGCTGGCTGTACATCAAAATAAAACAAAACTTTCCTTCAAGAAAAATAGAATTATTATCAGGTATTAGTGCTATCGTACTACTAATATATATTATTTGGGGAATATATACTGGAAACATCCATGCGTTGGACAGGAAAAGTTCCCTTGTTTTGGGGTTCTTTGTTCTTGCCCTCACGCTTGGGGAATCTTTATTGCTGGCATTTATCCCCCGTTTTTTGACTTATGTGGGAAACATCTCATTTTCGTTATATCTGCTCCATAGCGCAGTTGGTCTTGCTGTGGTAAAAAGAGTTGGAGCTGTCGGATATTCGGATTTTAAGATGATCCCATCCGTGTTGCTGGCTATCGGGATATCTATCCTGGCAGCTCACTTTACACATAAATACATAGAGATTAATCTGACTCAGAGGATAAAAAATAAGTTAAAACAGAAAAATCTATTAAAGAACCCTCTTCCATACGGCAGTCTGCAATAAAAATAATTTATATACGCCCGGTAGTCCGGGCGTTGCTTTATTTAATTACCGTTATTATCATTCCAGTATCCTTTTTCATTTGCAGTTGGCGCCCATGGATTTTAAATCCCTGAAGACCATTGCCTGCATCATACCTGCCCAGTTATCTGTCTGTTGCCCCAAACCGTGAATCCACGGATGCGCCGGAACGACGGAACAATCCAGCGCAGCCAGGGAATCCGTAAAAGCCAGACGCGCTTCACGCCACATCCGGCACCTCCGGCCAGTCAGGGGAAGCTGTATCCACACGGTTAACCATTACGCTGTAGAGTTCCCATGCTTCCTTCACGCCACATCCGGCACCTCCGGCCAGTCAGGGGAAGCTGTATCCACACGGTTAACCATTACGCTGTAGAGTTCCCATGCTTCAAGCCGTTTAATCTCTTCATCTGTGGCAATTTTTAGTTTTACTGCCCGCGCCAGTGGTGCGATGGCTGATTCAGCTTCAGAAAGGCGACGAATTTTTTCAGCCTCAGCCTTTTTACGCAGCTCTTCCGGAGAATAACCCCGCTGAACGACTTTACCGTCCTGATATAACCACGTACCATCACCACGGCAATCATCAGGACAGTCAGCAGCGTCTATTTCCGCAACAGACATATTAACCGGCCACAACATTGATACAGCATATGTGTTTCCACGTTGCGGGACTGGCTTATTAACAACACCCCAGATCACCCCCTCAGGGTCGTACATTATTTTTGCAGTATCATCAGAAAATAATGACTGACACTCATACCAGTCCTGCCCGTCTTCTGACTCCAGAAAATATGCACCTATATTTATTTCGGCCTGAGTTTTACCCCTGTTTACAGGCGCGTCAATCAGTCTGAAATTTTTAATATCCTGATATTTTTTCATTATACCGTTCCCCCTTGTACGGTATACCACTGATTCCCGACTCGTTTTTGCAAAGGCGCATAATTAATACCATCAATATTTTCGCCCTGATAATCTTTCCAGACGGAGGTAACTACATATCCGGGAGTGTTAGGCCATGACCCTGCATTGTTCCAGGTAGTCACTGATGTGCCGGCCCCTAACTGAACATCTAAGACGAGATTATTATTAATCCAGGTACTTAACCAGCCATTTCCCCATAGCGAACCAAAGATATCACCGTTATTCTGATAGATGGCCCCGCCTGCACACAGTACGTTAGCGGTGATATCGCCATTGACCGTAAACAGGACTGAACCATCAGGGTTTCGCTGGCTGTATAACTGCCATCCCTGATCATCATCCAGTTCAATTACAGTGGGCCTGTTTGCGTCGCCCCATAAGTTAAACGTGGCTGTCATTGTCGAATTATTATTACTCGTTAGTGACAGTTTTTTTTCTTTGCCTGCGCGAATAGCTCCCAGAACCATCATTTCACCGGGAGCGACACGAACGGTGTGCTGGTTGTTCGCGTATGTATCCAGTATCCCGTCACCGTTCTGTTTAAAACCGGTATCGTTATCACCGAGTACAATTGAATTACCGCCCAGTGCATTGTCAGTACCAATGCTTAACGGACCGTTTAGCTGTCCCCCTGTAATCGGCAATGCACCCACATCACCGGCTGTTGGTTTCATCAGACTACTGTAAATTGTATATGTCTGACCGCTGGTTGAGTTTCCCGGCTGTACTGATGAATATTCAGGCGTACTGTGCAACGTGACATTTGCATTACCGGTGTAGTCATATTGCGCAATTAACCAGTACGCATACTGGCCGATATTAATATAAATATCGTAGGTGTCGCCTGATGTATTAACCCATGCGACCTCGTTAGCCGCAGCAGGCGAGCGTCTCCACAACGTGGCAGTTATTCCAACAGGTGAGCCATTACCGGCACGCAATACCAGTTCGCTGATTGCCGCCTGTTCAGGTGAACCAGCGTTAAACCCCGCCCCACCGTACAGTTTAATCACCGCTGTTGATGTAGCCTGCGGCATTACAACCGTGGCGATTTTGAACCAGCCTGATTCACCAAGTGTAATGGTAGTCGATGTTACCGCGCCGATAGTTCTCGCAAATTGTTTTTTGTCCGGAATATCGCCGCCATTCTGCGATTTTTGCAGTGCACCCGCAGCGAGATTTATCGTTTCTCCTAAACCAACGTTCTGGAGAAACAGCGGCTTATTCGGGATGTCCGCGCCATTCTGATTTTTTTCAAGACGGGTTTTAACCTGTTCATCGATCAGCCTGCCAATGGCGGCGTGAAGCTGCGTATGTTCGCCTTTACTGAGTTGTATGCCGGCGGCTTCAATAACAGTGCAGACCTCTTCCTGGACTGCATCCCACATATCACTGTTGAGATCCGTTGCGCGGCGGCCCGTGGCGGGATCACCATTCGTAAATCCGTTTTTTCCCTGACCAAATTTATCTTTTTGCGCGGTGGGCGTATCAATTCTGTGCATTCTCTTTTCCTTCCGGATAAGCAAAAACAACAACCGTATGTGACGGACAAAGCTTATCAATCACACATTCAGCAACAGTATCGCCCCACGTTCTGATCGCAGAATCGCAGGTGCTTGTACAGGTCTGCCAGCTGATGTTCGCATCAGCCGGAATATTCACACGCCAGTAGTAACGCCAGAATTCCCCCCATTCAGGATCGGGTGTGCTGTCGAGATTCTGAAACTGCTCAATGGTGGCAGCGGTATACCCCAACGCATCAAGCTGTTCCCGGTAAAACCTCTCGTTTATACCACCGGCAACATTCGCCTTTGCATCCAGACGTTGCTGGCGCTGCTGTAATGTCTGCACGCCTTCCGGTGCACAGGAATTAGGCAGGCCATACAGCTGTTCATAACGGTCTATCAGTTCTGTGGTTCTGGCCGGATCAATTTCAGCCATCAGTTCATCCGCTCTCTGATGTACCCGGTTCAGCGACGGCGCCAGCCCTTCAATCAGTGGATTTTCTCCGTCCCAGGCAGGTCCTTCCGGCAGAAGGTGATAAAGTAACTGCGTATATTCGTCCTGCAACGCCATAGTTATCCGTTCTCCCCGGTATAGGTGGCCCAGGTTATATTCCCCAGGACAGGAAGTTCAGTTTTTCCCAGAACCACATCTGCCGCCGGCACACGCAACTGATGTGCCACTTCCCCGGTCGCCAGGCTTATCGCCTCGCTGATTCGCGAAACATAAATTTTTCCGGACGGCGCGCCATCACGCAGCATCAGCGCATTTAGCTCCGCAATAATGGCAGTACGAATTTCTGGGGTATCTTTGGCCAGTGCGACTGTTACCGGAATGCTTTTTTCAGTGGCAGCGAAAACAAAGAGTCCGCCGCCAGCAACAGGTGCCAGCGGCAAAATATGGTCACGTACAGCCTTAACGAGATCGTCGCCAGGAGCCGGATTCACCGGGTTACTGGTAGCCACCATCACACCAACGGTGCCGGTCCCCTTATAATGGCGGAATGTCCACGCACGGGTTATTCCTGCGATTTCCTTTGCCCAGATGACGTAATCAGGATCAGCGCCCCCCTGAGGTATCCAGTAATAGCGCTCCATGACACGCGCGCGCCACGTTTCAAGCTCCTCTGTATCAGCCCCCCCGGTCAGAGTGTCAGCGTAACCTGTAGAAGGAATACCAGTAATCGGCGTGCCAAGGCGTAACGCCGTACCATCGTCAGTATTACCGGCAGTTCCCGCCACATCAGCAATAACCGGCACACGTAACAGGCCGCCGGAAGCTTTCACCGTCTGCAGGGTCGTGAATGTAACCTGATCATCCCGCTGAATCTGTGTCCCCGCGGGGATCTCCGGCGTTCCGGCAATACCATCCCAGCGTGCAAATCCCTTCGCAGATACGGCATTTTTCCTGGGACAACGCTTAATCCTCGCGTGACGGTAAAGCCAGTCCTCATCACACATATCAGGCAGCATATTCCGGGCCAGATAATCGATATAACCATACAGCGTATGTACAGCAGCAGCCTGTACCCGGCTGTAAACCTCGGCATCCATGCGACGTAACACAACATCCTGCTGAAAACGGGTCAGTAAATCGCTGCGAATGGTAGCAATCAACTGAGGAAGTTCAGGACGTGCAAATTGACTGTCAGCCATTAAGTTCGCTCCATATATCATCGAATGTAATATTGTGAATTACCCCGTCCCGCTGATATATCGTCACGCCAGCCGCCAGGGTATCTGTTCCTGTGCGTTCAGATGTCACATCAATACGTGCCGCCACGCCATCGTCTGTCATCCACGCCAGCGCCTGCTGCATGTATTCACGGGCATCCTGCGGCGTTTTATTGGTGAGTTTGCGGCGTTTCAGCAGGTAGAGGCGGGAACCGATGCGGTCATTCTGAACAGCAGGCCAGGTGTCCCCCCACCAGCCGTATGGCTGTGGGGTCCTGTCATCCCGCTCCGCCCGGCGCCAGGTAAAAAGAGAAATCACCACTGCCCGCGTCAGAAGGTCGAGCGAAGCCGTGGCATCCTTACGGATTCCATTAACATAAAGGATCATGATGTCAGCTCATGGGTTGGACAGGCTTATCGGTTATACCGCCGCCATCGCCATTTTCTTTATGGGTATGACCGTTATAGGTCGTGCGCATTTCAGCCATCGTTTTTCCACTGCTGTCACAGTTGTCCCTGATATCGCCAGTGGATTCGATCGGCATTTCAAAACGTGCTTTAGTGGCATTCGTGAAAATAACTGGCTTTCCGCCGCCATTTATCACTATTCCGGCGCGGGTTAATGTGACCGACTGCCCCTGATCGTCATATAGCGCGACTTCCCCGCGCGCCAGCCCTTTCAGTCTGAAGCGGCGGTCAGCCACAACCACAGCCACTCCGTGCGAACGGTCACCGCCGGGAAACAATACCACCGCTTCTGCGCCATTCTGTGCTGCAGAGGTGAAACCGTAAGGTTCAAGATGCTCCACATTTTCTTTTTTTTCACCGGCAATAAGTTTCAGTCCGGCAGTCTGGCATTTTCTGACGGTATCAATCGCGGTAATGACTGCGCGCGTTATCATGTTCTGAAGAGGATGGTTAGCCATCAGAAATCCGCCTCCTCACTGACTTTTTTCTTCGCTTTCGGCCTGAATGGTTCAGGAAGATAAGCATCCGCAGGCCCCACCCGGATTTCGGTCAGGGTGCCGTTATTGTCCTGGCTGTACGTCACTTCGGCGATCACCAGCGTTTCATTGTCAAAACCGTTCAGCGGGTCATACACCACCACGGCCTGATTCGGTTTCCACAATTCGCCATTCCCCTGTCTCCATCCCTGTACGGTATAGGTGGTTTCCAGCGTTTTCGCCGCACGCTGACGGGCTTCAAATTCACAGCGTGATTTGCAGCTGTCAGTTGTGGCAGTTCCTGACTGCTGAATGGTGTGGGGACGATACCGCGTGACGCCTGCATCACCAGTACTCTGCCGGATAGCAGCAATGGTTGCCTCGCCGAAATCGTCATCCGTACCAGGACGCTGCCCCGTAACCAGATAACTGGAGAAACGCTCACGAACACTACGCTCGGTATCACAGGAAAGAATATTTTCGCCAAGTACCAGTGCCGTGGCTGCTTTCATACTGCCCGGCCTGCCGAGAACCAGCCGTCCCCGTTCGTCGTCATATGCCAGCGCCTGAGCCTGTCCAAGCAACCTGTTCAGACAGTCCACAACCGTTTCACCATGTTCCGGCTGAGCCTCAATAACGGCGGCTGCCGGCGCGCCTGCATCAACAACGTCCACACCGAATGGCCGGGCAAGTGCGCTGGCGATCAGGAATAAATTTTTCCCGTTATGCTGTGCAGGCGACGCAGAACAGTCGATAAGATCTGCCGTTTTGCTGCGCCCGACAATGCCCGTCATAATGGTCTGCGCATCATAACGTAGCGGTAACGCCTCAACCCAGCCGGTAATGACTAAATCATCGCCAATGAGTACCTCTACAGCGTCACCATTTTTTACTGGCGGTACGTCTTCTCCACCAGGCCACTGCCGGGTGATCGAGACATTAAAGTCCCGGGCAATACGGTCAATGCCCGCACTTATCCGTACTGACGTCCATCCTCCCCAGTCACGCCCGTTGACGCGTAAAAAAACCGTATTATTCATCGTACCGGAACCCTCAGCGGCTCAACCGGGATAAATCCCGGATGGGGAACGGGATTACGAGTGAGGATGTCAGATTCCCGCCCGGCGTCGTCATACCAGGCTGCAGCCAGTACCAGTGCAGGCAGAACATCATCAGGCGTTCGCAATGCAGTACGTTCAACCTGTGCCAGTCGTGCAGAAATATCGCGATTGAGATCCGTCCGCATAACGGAAATTTGCTGGAAAAGCACATCATCCCGGATACGCAACTGCTCCTGGTCAATCGCAGCATTGAGCGCGGTCAGGATAGCTTTCAGATCTTCATAGTTCGGTGGAGAGCTGCCATTACTGACTGTCTGTACACCATCCAGCGCCGGGTGCATGACAGTGATAATGTCTGAGTCACGGCCTGTTCCTGCAGGCTGATTTACGCCCCGGACACCAGGTACATCACGCGGCTGCTTCAGTGTTGTCACGGCGTGGACGGCTGTGCTGATGGCTGTTGTCCTGATGGCGGCTGCGATCATATTGCGTTGCATTTTCTGTTTCGCAGCAGATCCGGAGTCAGTGGGCCAGGTGCCACGGGGGGAAAGACCGGGATCAAGCGTGATACCTGACATCGTTTTTATCATCGTGACCAGATCCGATGTACTGCCTCTGAGCCTGTCACCTGAGCGCCAGGCTTTTTGCAGTGCGTTAACGAAATCACTTGCGGCGCTCGGTGGCATCAGAATGACAGACAAATCCCCCTGTAACAGCCGCATTGCGGCAGACACGCCGGAGTCAACCATCCTGAAAGCATCGGCAACATCGCCCAGCATGGAGGCAGCATCGGCAATGACATCGTTCTGGATAAAATCAGAAATACCTGACAACGAGAATGTGGAAAACATACTGTCAATCGCATCGTCGAAAAGCCCGCCTGATGTTTCCAGGCGCTTCGCCGTTGCCATTCCTGCCACCGGAAAAGAAAGTTCACCACTTTCCACAAACTGAAAGGAGACACGACACATGCGCCCTTCTGTACTGCTGTGAGTGATCCTGACCTGTCCGTCAATGCTGCCCTGCATTTCGCCATACTGCGGATGGACCAGCGTACCAGGGCCTGCGGTTTCAATGGCACCAATAAGACGATCCCGCCTGTCTGCGTAATCATCACCGACAAGATAAGCATTTATCGTCAGGCGGCGCGTGGCGCGACCTAAATCCTCCGTCCAGGGCTTATCCCTGTTCGGATATTCATGTACCTGTACGCGGCGTCCAAAGGTGCTTTCATCATCTTCAACGGAGAAAGGCACTCCACGAAATGATGCATCACGCAGGCGCCCGCGCCAGCCAGTTGAGGAGAAAAAAGCCATATTTACCCCATAAGAAAACCTGCCGGAGCAGGTTTATCGTGATGTACGAAAGGGTGAGTAACCCACATCATGGCTGATGTTCATCAATGGATTACCGGATTTCGGTATATCAGTCACACGCATACCTTGTGGTGCATTCTCAAATGTCACTTTGAGTTCGCTGCGCTGCGTTGATGGCGGGACAGCTCGCTCGAGTACGCCAGAACGCCGGGTCAGTGGCACATAAGGTTGATAACGCCCCTGCGGAATCGGGGTGTCCATACCAAGAAGCTCTTTGAGTCTGGGAATAAAACCGTTATACCCGCGTTCACGCTCCTTCGTTTGCAGCTTCTGTACAGCGAATGCGCCAGCATCCATACCCGCATCCTTCGCCCCCTGCTCCAGATCCTTAAGCTCTTTAAAGAGTGACACCGCCACGCCAATTGTCAGCGTCATGGCCCCCATCCGGCCAATTTTACCCAGCAGACCGGAAAGCCGTCCGGCCAGCAGGACGGACTGCTGCAGGGCACCAATGGTCCTGACGGTAAAAGAACCAGCCATAACCAGACCAACCCCTTCAATCACCGTCTCCCATCCGCCCATCTCCTGCGCAACGTTATCGACCTCCTGCCATACCGCCTTAATCACCGGAGCAACATCGTCCCAGTTCTCAATGATCAGCATAGCGCCGGCCACCAGCGCCGCAATGGCGACTTTCGCCGGAGAGAGATTAATGACACTGTTCAGGATTTTGACAGCCCGGGACAGGCTACCGATGGATACGCCAACAGCCAGCAGCGCCGCGCCGAACTTCGCAGCAGACTGAACCAGTTCAGGATTCGCGCGAACGAATGTCCGGAGCTGCTCCAGGTAAGGCATGACCGCTTCTGCGGCTTCGTTAATGGCGGGCAGGAAGGTATCGCCCAGCGTTACCGAAATCGCATTGACGCTGTTTTTCAGCAGAACCAGCTGGTTTTCTGTTGTGGCCGCGCGGGATGCGTATTCCTTCTGCATCGAGCCGCCATATTCCTGGGCATCTGTCACACGCTCAAAGTTGGTGCGTAACAGATCCATGTTGGTCAGCAGCGGTGCGATAGCCCCTATCGACTCTTTACCGAAAAGCCTGGTCAGTATTTGTGGCCTGTCAGTCGCTGACAATTTTGAAAGAGAATCTAAAACCTTGAGGATCGCGGTTTTAGAGTCTTTTTGCATTTCAGCAGCTAATTTAGTGGGGCTTATCCGCAGCGCTCTTAAGGCTTCTTTCTGAGACTTAGTTGCGGATTTACCCGCCGTAAGCGACAGCATGAAGTTTTTGATGCCGGTTGAGGCAATTTCTGATTCAACCCCCATCCCGGCAATGGTGGCGCCCATCGCGGCAATTTCGCCGGATGCCACTCCGGCAACACCGCCAAGCGGACCAATCCGCGTCACGATATCAGAAATCTTCTTCGCATTTGCCGGGCCGGTATTCCCCAGATAGTTGATTTTATCGGCCAGGACAACCACGTCTTCCTGCGTCAGTTTGAACGCTGTCCGCCACTGCGCCATCATCTGACCGGACTCTTCGGCAGTGGTATCAAACGCCACACCCATTTTCACTGCGTCGTTCGCAAACTGCATCAAATCGCCGCGGGCAATGCCTGCCTGCCCGCCCGCCGCCACGATCTCTGCAATTCCCTCCGCCGCCATCGGTAACTGTGTGGACAGCGTCAGGATATCGTCACTCATCTGCGCGAATGCTTTTTTATCATCCAGGCCGTCAACCACCTTCCGGATGTCAGCCATTTTTGACTCAAAGCCAATCGCAGCATTCACGGGCAGCACCAGCGCCCCAAGAACAGCGGTCCCGGCAGCGGCAGCACCGATCGCCAGCCCGGCCATTTCTTTCTGAAATCCCTTCAGTTCCCGCTGCATCCCTTTCAGCGGACCCGATAACTGGTCAACGGCAGTGATAATGGCCTTTAACTGGAAACTGTCAGCCATGCTTCATTTCCTCATTGATACGGACAGCCTCCAACTCCAGCTCCAGAAAATCGGATATCGCCGCCCGCCGGAGCTCCAGGGGATTTATTCGCCAGAAGTATGCGGTGTTGTAGACCCGCTTTCTGAGTCCTCCTCCGTCTCCGACCGGGTAAAAAAATTGAGGATCAACATACAGGCTTTGAAAATATCCAGTTTTGCCAGTTGCGCTGCCGAGGAGCGTGGAATACCTGCCAGCACAGGGATATATTTCAGCGCAACCGAACTGTCCAGCCGGACGCCGCCGTCACCGGAAACGGTGAACGGAAAACCAATGGCTTCGATTTCATCGTAGGACGGTTCGCGCAGCTCCAGCACATAAAGCTTTTCGTTATGCGCCATAATCGGCTTTTTGAGCACAAGTTCTTTTATCACTGGTAAAATCCCTCCTCACCGTGGAACTCAAGATCCACGGTGCCCTCTTCCGGGTTATGGTTGGCTTCGCCGTGCAGCCAGGCGTTTGAGAGAACATACACCTGACCATTTGCCAGCTCTGATGTGATTGTCATGACATCAGAAGACGTAATTTTATCGACCGGGAAGTTTTTCGGCACTTTGGCGGTCACCTTCGTATACGGTGCCCGGCTGGTTTCCTTGTAGTCAACGGAACCATCCAGGCCAATCACGTCGTCACGAACTTTGGTGTTCATGGGGACTTCAATCCCTCCGGTTACCGACAGTTGCTGTCCGTCGATTTTGAAATACGTTGTTCCCGCAATTTTTCCCATTATGCAGCCTCCTCGCTGTACTGCAGACGGAACTGGTTAAGCACTGCAAACACACGTAACTGATTGACATAATCAGGCGGAAACAGCACATCCAGGCGGTTCGAATTGTTCGCGTTACGCTCAACTATCAGATGTTGCTGGAACAGATCGAAGTTTTCCACGATGCCTTCCCGCTCCATCTGGCGATATGTTGATCCCAGCTCACCACGGATAACGGCAGGCGTGACAATGGCCTGACCAGACCCGAAACGCGTACCATCATTAGCAAGTTTATGGCGCCCGTATTTACTGGTAATAACAGATTTCAGACGGCGCAACACATAAGCACTGGTATGCAGCGTCTCGCTGTCAAGGTAGCTGTTATCCGCCACACCATACGCATTTTTCCTGTACGTCGTGATATCCCGCTGAATACGCAGCACGCCGCTTTCCACATACGCCGTTGCCACACCGTGGGAAAGTAACGTCTGCTGTTCAGTCGTCGTGAAGCGTTTGCCTTTCGGTGCCGGCAGCATGTCCACCAGTTCCCCGGTCTGGGTCGGGCGCGCCGGATCGTTACGGATAAAAACCGCAGCACGGGCAGTACGGCTTGCAGCCAGTTCATCAGCAGGCGTCTGGGTGTCTTTCTCATAGCCCGCCAGGGTGATGTGCTGCAGGTTAAACTGGTCACCCGCGGCCACAAGCTCCGACAGAGTCCCCGTCTTCGCCGTATAAACGTGACCATACAACTGCCGGACATAACTCCAGCGACCGCTGGAATCATTCATTTCAGTTGCCATCGTGTTCACCGATGCCGTGTCGTTAAACGGAAGGCCGATATAATCGAACGGCTCATCTCCCATCGCTGCCACCGCGTCGTTAAGAGCTGGCGCACCAGCCCCCTTCACGCCGCTGGCAACCGTAATATTCACACCCGCCGGTAACACCTCCCCACCGCCAAAGCCGTAATAATTGAGAGTGACCGGAATTTCATTTCCATATAACCCCTTGTGGCGCGCAGTCAGTGTCACCACCCCCGCTTCTGATGTTGCCGTAAAGGGAAGATCAGGGTTTGCATTGACCGCATCCTTAATGCTCACAGCCACCGCCGCAGCGTCATCACCGCTGGTCACGGGAGCCTGAACGCGGGTTCGGCCGGTATAGACATTCACCGTTCCGGTTTCCGTCGCTTCGCCAGTTACCGTCAAAGCGACGGTTGCTGCCGCGCCTGTGGATTCAGGTACGGCAATGACATACAGTTCGCCAAATGGATCGGTCTTACGGTACGCCCCGACCATACGGGCCAGCTGGCTTCCGGCACCGCAAATCTGACGGGCATAATCAACCGATGACACCAGAACAAGACTGTTGACGGCAATTGACGCATCATTGCTGGCGTGACCAATCAGCAGTGATGCCCCGCTGTCCCGGGCGGTATTTGCCGCCGAGTTATCCATCTCGGCATAAAACAGCGGAACCCGTGTATCTGACGGGATGGAATTAAAACTAATTGCCATTTGTTTTCACCTTTTTATTCGTGCGCCGGACATCACCAGCGGCCTCGCGGCGCAGCCAGTAGTTATTCTCATCAACATTTCGACCTCCTTCAGGTAAAAGGTCGCCACGGGCCGGATCGGGAACCGATCGCCCTTTTGCGGGTTTCACAAACATGGTTTATTCCTGAAATGTAATTTCGGTGTGGTGCTCGATGTCGCCATCTGGCCCGGTACCGGGTTCGATAAAATCAACATCAATACTGAGCGTTTTAAGGTCGGGCAGGCCGTCCAGATCATCCTGCTGGCGGGTGTCTGTTTCGGTAATTTCATACTTCACCGTGAAGTCGAACTGGTAATACAGTTCGTGGCGGTTCAGATCGAGAAGCATCCCACCCGTATACTGAATTTCATGCGCCTGCGGATCCGGCTCCCACCCCAGCAGCGCCTTCCAGATTTCCTGCCTGACGTCGTGAACTGCGTCGTAAGAAGCCCACTGCCCTTTTTCATCCCGTTCGTTGCTGAGTACCACGATGACGGAAAAACCCTCCGTCAAATCCTGCCAGTAGTCGGTCTGCGATTTCTGCTCACCCGTGACGTCTTCGGCTGGCACAACATACGCGGCTGGTAGTCTGAGCTTTCCGGCCTCCGGTATCGCTTTAAACTGCGCTGCGCCACCCACACGGTTTTCAAACCGAGGGCAACGGCTGCGAAGTGCCGCAATAATCGGGGTTAATTTCATTTTTTCTTCCTTCGCTGAGGACGGAGTGATTTTCGCAATTCGCGGGAGAGCACATAACGTGTCCAGCTGCGGCGTTTATCCAGAACCTCAGTCATGTAGTTGTTACGTGGTTCCACACGCCAGCCGCTGCCGCCTGATGCGCCGCGATGATGGCCTTTCTTACGCTTCGCCCCACGGCGAACACCGTAGAACAGAAAGGCGGGGTAAAAGGCACCGTTGATATGCCGGTTGCCCTCGCCGTTTTTCTGGTTAGGCGCGATCTTCACCATGAGCCCCGGACGTTTTTTTGACGCCCGGGGTACGTAGTAGCCGATAGAACGCGCCAGCTGGCCGGTGCGGTACGAGGGGTTTTCGCCTGGCTTCGAGCGGCCACGTTTCATGACCAGTCGCCGCGCATCACGCATGTGCACCTGACCAATTTTAACGAACGCCCGTCGCATTCTCGCCCGGTTAAACACCAGTTCTTCCGGCTGTACGTAATCAACGTGTAAATATGCTTTCTGCGGCATAGTCACTCCCGTTATCGGTACCCAGCGCTTCGCACTCGAGCAACAGAAAGCGGCGTTTACTGTTCAGATCACGGACCCGTTTAACCCGATAAGAAATATCGTCGTGGAGCACTTCATGATCGGCGGTGATACCGCGGCGAAAACGGATGGTGAAATAGTGCGTCACCCTGTTTTCTATCTGCACAGACCCCTGATAAGCTGCCGCACCGGGTTGCGCTTTTTTGGCCCACGTCCGGATCTGCTCCGGGTACGTCGGCGTTACGCCAAAGTCATCAGCCGGAACATCGACACGCCGCCGGATAACAATGCGCTGGTCAAGTTCGCCCGGGTCGGGCAAAAGGTATGTGGCGCTGGTCTGCGCCTGACGAATTTTCATTGTGGAAAGTACCTGTATGGACCGACAAGCCAGCCAAAGCTCTGTGGCATGTCGAGTTTTTCCACTTCCGTGACGGAAGATCGGTTTTCGTAGAAATGACTGATAAGCATCAACATCCCCAGACGGATATCATCCTGCAGGAGCAGTCCGTCAGGATCGCTGTCCGGAATGGTTTCATCCGGCGCATAGAGCTTCCGGTTCAGATACGTCTCCGTCCGCTTTTGTACCGCTCTGGCCAGCAGTTGCAGGTAGCGCTCATCGGCTTCAAAATCCTCATCCAGCCGGAGTTGAGCTTTAATTTCTTCCACACTCAGAAGCATACTCAGCCCTCTTGACTGGTCGTGGATTTTTTCTCTTTCACCGCTTTATTGCTTTTTGCACTGGTTTCGCACTCTGCTAACCCGGTCTGAAGCGCAATCTCCTGCGCCCGGGCCGGGAGTATCCTGTCGTCGTGTTCACCGGCACGAATGATTTCAACACGCAGACCGTCTGGCGACCATTTGAGATCTTGTTTCAGGATCATGATTCCCTCACCTGTCAGAACAGGGGCGCCGTTCAGCGCCCCGCCAGTGATTACGCCGCAGCGATTTTCAGCAGCTTGATAGCCTGTGAATCGACCAGCATACCCCCGGTGCGCTTGGTGGTATAAAAACCGACAAACGGTTTGTTGGTGTACGGGTCGCGCAGGATGCGGGTGCCGATACGGTCAACGATGGTGTAACCCCGTTTGAAGTTACCAAACGCAATGGCTTTCGCATCGGCGGCGATATCCGGCATCTGTTCGTTTTCAGCGATACCGTAACCCGCCAGTGAGGATGGCTGTCCCAGTTCCAGCCCCGGACGCCACAGATAGTTACCCTCGGTATCTTTCAGCAGACGGATGGCAAACAGGCTGTTGTTGTTCATCATGAACTTCGCGCCGGTACGATGCGCCTTACGCAGCGTGTAAATCAGCTTAATGATGGCATCAGCGGTCACCGCGGTCGCTTCACCGGATACGATGTGCTGAAGTTTACCGAACGCACGAGCCTTATCGGACTCTTCGGTGGATTCATAGGCCAGGAACCCTTTCGGCTTCTTGGTGCCGTCACCAGTGGTAAAGGCAATTTCCTCCTGTTCGGCAAATTCGGTCGCCAGTTCACTGTTGATCCAGGCTTCCACGTTGAAGAAGGCATCATCCAGCATTTTCTGGGTGGCCTGCGGGTTGCCGTAGATTTCCCCCATGAAAGGCTCAATCAGTCCCAGCCTGGAAGTAGCGGTCTGGGAACGCGTGTCAGTTTCGCCGACCCATCCGGAAGCCGTACCACCCAGATTCACCAGTTTTTTATAGTCGGAACCGCCCACGGTGATCACCGTGGCCTCCTGACGCATCACCACCTCATCTTTCAGCAGGCTGAGAATGCTGCGATCCAGCTCTTCCGGCACGGCATAACCACCATCTTCATCAGTGCCCACCTGCAACGCCTTACGCTCCAGATCGCGCAGACCGTCTTCGCGGCCTTTACGCAGAAAGCCGACGAAAGCGTCTTTATGTTCTGCAGCCACCTTGTTTTGCGCTCCACCTGCCGGACGTTTCAGCTCAAGCAGCTCTTTTTCAAGGTCGCTTTTGAGATTTTCCAGCTCGCTGAGTTTCCCGTTCAGGGTTTCCACCTGCCCGGCAAGCTTGCCCTTTTCCTGCTCAATCGCCTCAACGCGCTTGTCGTTCTTTGCTTTGAAGTCGTCAAACTTCTGTTGAAGTTCCTGCGCGACCTGTTCCACATCTTTAATATCAACCGCCATCGTATTTCTCCTGATTAGAAGTTCAGATTTTTCAGTACATTCAGTGCAGAGCCCACATCCTCAGCGTCGCGCAGGGACAGTGCGCCATAGCCCCCGGCCATGAATGCTTTGGCCTGGGTACGGGAGAGTCCGACATCACGCAGGACTCTTTCGATTTTTTTCTGTTCGGGGATTTCCCCGCGGGCCAGCGCGTTCTTGACGTCGCTGATCCGTGCCTCATCGTTTGACGGGAACGTCACCAGACTGACTTCCCAGAGGTCGATTTCTTTCAGCAGAAAGGCTTCTTTGCTCCGGTCGTATTCCCAGTCTTTCAATACGTACCCAATAGAAAGGCCGGTTAATGAACCGGCCTTCATGTGTGCATGTGCGCGTTTTGCCAGGGGATCATCATCAATGAGCAATCGCCCCTTAACGTAAAGCCCGACATCGTCTTCCTTCATTTCGGTGTAAACACCGATGGGCTCATCCATGCGGTGCTGCCAGAGCAGCGCAGGTAACGCTTTTCTGTCACTCCACTCCCGCAGGGAAGCAGCAAATGCCCCGGACATCACCACATCATCGTGGCTGTCCTTTACACCAAAGACGGAGCCATACCCTTCAAACTCACCGGAGTCACTGACAGATTTAAGACTCAGCGGTACATCAAGACGTTGTTTCGTCTGCATTGGCGTTATCCTTCTGCTTACCGGCTTTACTGCCATCGGAGGGTTTCGTGGTCATGTTCATCGGTGTGAGATAGACATCGCCACCGGGACGCGGATTCATATCTTCCAGGTCGCGGCAGTCATTGGGAGAGTAAATCCCCCAGTTGATCCCGGTGGCATAGGCTTCAAAACGGGACTTCACATCCCCACGCAGTAACGCCCCCGCGTTAAATTTGGCGTAAAAAACGCCCTGCTTACTTTTTCGTACCAGTCCGGTGTTGATCCGCTGTTCGATGCGGGTCAGATACGGCACCAGTGAATAGTTGATAAATCCCAGCCCCAGCTCTTCAATATTGTTGAAGGTGGCGCGATCGGTGTTCTGCACCATGTGCAATGGCACCCGGAACAGACGACAGATTTCTTCAAGCTGAAACTTGCGGGTTTCCAGGAACTGGCTGTCCTCGGCGTTCAGCGCCATCGACTTCCAGTCCAGCCCCATCTCAAGGATCATCGGGCGATGAGCATTACCAAGCCCGGTGTGACGCTCCTCAAAATCTTTCTTCAGGCGCTCATAAGCCTGATCCGACAGCGTCTGCTCTGTACGCAACACACCCGACGTCACCGCGCCATTGCTGAACAGTCTGGCCCCGTGCTCTTCGGTCGCTGCCGCCAGCGATATTGCCTCGCGGGCATAGGCGATGGGATTCAGCCCCACCAGTCCGTCCAGCGTCAGCGTGCGCACATGCCAGATATCCTCCTGGCTCAGTACATCCGTGGAGCCATCCGGGAATGTGACCTGATAGACCGGCTTCCAGCTACTGTTAAGCTTCGGCACCACACAACCGGGATCGACGGGCAGCAATTCAGCCACTTCGCCAAATGCTTTCACTTTGTAGGCATAAAAGTTGCCCCGCAGGCACAAACAGGTGACCACCAGCTCCCAGAACTCCTGCGGCGTCATATAGCCATTGGGATGCGTGGAGATCAGCTTATGCAGACGTTCGCCAGTGGCTCTCTGTTTCAGGCTGCCGTTCAGGTGATACAGGCTGCAGGGCAACATCCCGACCGACTCTGCCAGCACTCTGACGCAGGAAAAAACCGCCGTCAGTCGCATGGCCCGCTGACTGCTGATCTGCTTTCCGGTATAGGTGTCGTATGACAGCCCGATAGCATCCGCCAGCTCTGCTGGCGTGGTCACCGGCGCGTCACTTTTTCGTTGAAATAATCCCGAAAAGAACACTATTTACCTCCGCCGACAGACTGCTGTGTACGGTCGAGATATCGCGCCACCAGCCACGACCAGAACATGCACAGCGCCCCGGCAACAACAAAACCCGCCGGGGGATAAATCAGCCAGGCACCATACGCCAGCAAAAGCGCACCCAGCACGCCCACCAGAGGCGCGAGAATCAGCATGATCATAATTACCTCAGTTAAAGCGAGCGGATCCCGTAGGACTCAATGTGGTCAGACAGCGTGTCTTCTTTCTCGTACAGCATGGCTCTGCCAACCGCCATAATCAGTGCAACTGCACCATCGATTTTATTTTCCGCCTGCTCCTTGACAGGCTTCACCACATCATCGTTACCCGGAATGGTTTTGCCGACTACGTTGCCGATACACCAGGTCATGATGGGATTGCCGTCATGATGAAAGCGCCCCGATTCAATCGCCGCTTCCAGCTCTTTCATCGGATCGGACATGTTGGTGTAGTTCTGAATGATGGTGATGGGGTTCAGGTCTTCATCAGCAAGGTCATGCGACAGCCCGGTCGCCCCGAAGGGGTCGATGGGTGACTCACTGACCGGGCTGATTTTGTTCGCCGCTTTGGCCTCCTCGAGGATGTAGCGATAATCCACCTCCGCACCAGCGGTAACAGTCAGAACGCCCATTTCCACCCATTTCTGAAAGCGTTCGGCTGTCCGGCGATCTTCATTTTTCTCGACGCTGTACACCGTGTCATACGGTACCCAGAAACGCGGGGCCACACTGTAGTAATGCGTTTTACCGTCAATCTCGCGGGTATAAAGTCGCGCCATGCTGTTCATATCCAGCTTACGCGCCAGGTCAAAGGCCAGAATGCACGGCTGCCCCTCGAACTGCTCAAGGGTCAGTGATTTATCCTCGCAGCTCTGCCAGCTCACCAGGTTGAAATACGCCGAACGCGCCGACACCCAGATATTGAGGTGTTTTGTTTTAAAGACGTTTGCCAGACGGGCGTTATTTTTCGCACGCTGCTGCTGACTTAACAAAAATTCGCGATAAACCGACACGCCAATATTTGGATTGGCTTTTTCCAGCACCTGCGGGTCGGTCCAGTCGTCACCTTCATCAACGGTATAGATGATCCCGAACAGTTCATCGTTAGGCACCGAGCCGTTGAGCATCTCGATGACTTCCCGCCGCTTGTCGTAGCACGGCCCCTCAATGTTGTACCCGGCGGTGGTGATGGCCCACATCAGTGGCTGACGTCGCGCGCCCATCCCGGTAAGCATCGTGGTGTAAAGTGCATCTGTGGCATGCTCGTGATATTCATCCACCACAGCACAGTGGGGTGATGAACCATCACCGGGGTTACCGATCAGCGGTTCAAACCGCGCGCCATCCTCCGGACGGTTCATGTTTGAGGCGTTAACCTCAATCCCGAACGCTTCCGTCAGCATGGGTGTGCGTTTACACATCAGTCGCGCCGGGCGAAAGACTTCCCACGCCTGTTTCTCTGTCGTGGCACCGGAATACACTTCCGCGCCAAACTCGTTATCACAGGCAAAACAATACAGGGCAACACCGGCAGAGATTGCCGATTTGCCGTTCTTACGGGGGATTTCGGTATACACCTCCCGGAAGCGGCGCAGCCGGGAGCCTTTATTGACCCAGCCAAACGCGCAGCAGATCACAAAGAGCTGCCACGGCTCCAGCGTGATGGGCATCCGTTTGAATGCCCACTCCCCCTTGGTGTGTGGCAACAGCTGAATAAATTTCGCGGCCCGTTCAGCCTGGTCCTTGTCGAAGCGGTAACGAAACGACTTACTTTTTTCCGCCATCAGGTCATCAAGATGGCGCTGGCAGGCCTGAATCACAAACTGGCAGGCCACAATCTTTCCGCGCACGACATCACGGGCATACTGATTGGCAGCATTTACGTTGGGGTAAGATTTCCGGCTCATGACTCGATGATTTTCAGAAACGGGTTAGTGGCTTTCTTCTGCCCCGCCAGGCCAATCAGACGCTGGCGGCTGCTGGGGTCGAGTCCGAGCATTGCACCCGTGCTGCTCATCTCGGACTCCTGTTCTTTTTTGGCGGTCAGCTCCGGATTTTTGACCATGCCGCCCATTGCACCGGTGATGGTGTTGCCCTGTATGGCAATATTTTTCACGGCACGTCGCCAGAACTCATAGGCCACGCACCACCGCTCAAGTACCGCCAGGTCAGTCACGCACAGCAGGCCCTGACCGCAGAGTTCTTTGGTTGTCAGTTGCCACATGATCGTGGCGAGAGGGAGATCTTCTTCAGCGAACCACTCCGGTGGCTCAACACCTTTGATGGGCGTAAAAACAGGTTCATCTTTGTTCAGGGCTCGCTTGCCGGGGTTTCCGGCCAGCGCCTTGCGCGCCGTTGGCTTGGGGCGACGCCCGGAACGCCCCGCCGTTCCAGCCATATGCGGCACTCCTGGTTAAATTTCATTTTTCGCGGGTATAAAAAAACGTTGAGGCGGGCAGTCCGGAAGACGTCAGGTCACAGGGATTTGACCCGCCCCTCCCCTCTGGCAGCGGGAACTGGTTCTTACTTCAGCCGTTCACGGGCCGTCTTCGCCTTATGACACGGCCAGCACAGACTCTGCAGATTGCAGTCAGCATCAGTGCCGCCATGCGCTTTAGGAATAATGTGGTCAACGGTTTTCGCCTCACGCACCACACCGGCACGCAGACATAACTGACACAGGCCTTTGTCACGCTTCAGGACACGCGCGCGGATACTGTCCCACTTCGAACCGTAGCCGCGCTGATGACGGGATTGTCCTGGCTTGTATTGCTTCCAGCCTTCGCTTTTGTGACTTTCACAATAGCCTGACGGATCAGTGGTAGTTTGGCGGCAACCACGAACGCGGCAGGCTTTTGGGATTCTAGGGGGCATATAAAAAATTTATAATAAGTAAAATAATAAAGAAAAATGCTCAAAGGCAATTACCTTGACTCAAATACAAATCTAGAAGAGATGAGCTTATCAAGCATTTTCATAAGTAAATCCTTACTCTCACCACCATTTATATATTTATTAAAGTTAGACTCGAACTCATGCCAAACTTTTTCTAACTCAGTATTATCAAATAAGTGCTCTGTCGCAAACCATGAAGATTGGCAACAATCAAAAATACTCAAAAGCTCATCAAATCTTTTAACATTCTCTTCTCCCAACTCAATTTGCTGGCTAATAAGATCTACATCTTTAAATAGCCATTTAGCAATAACTTGCTCTCGTTCATCATTGAGTTGCTCGGGGTCAATATTGACAGGCATAAATAATAGAGCTGTCTTTAATTTCTTTAATGCATTCCTAAAATCTATTTTTACTTTTGTTTTCTCTTGTTCCCGCCACGTAAATAATGCCTTGAACGCCAAAAACAAAGTAACAATAGTAGCTCCAGCACTCACCCAAGATGCAATCATTGCCCAACAAGCCCACTCAGCAGCAGCACGGTTTGCTACAAGTGTCTCATATGCAATATAATTTTCGTTCATTTTTACCTCACTGTTAATAGTGAGAGTATTGTAACTAAAAGCATAATAACTAGAACAGTCAAATAAAAATATTTCACCTAATGAATATTATTATTCAAATGTAGATTGTACTTTTGCTCTCCTAGCCTACGAAGATCAGACTTATCACGGTTACATAGCCCCAGTGCTGATAGCAGACTTACATTCAAACTAAGACTATCCCCATAAGTCAGAGGATTGGGTATAACTGGCTGTGGAGTTTCAGCGAGCAGGTTCGCCGGTAACGGCATCGTTGGAACCTGCACGTATACTGTCCGCGTACTTCCGCAACCGGTCAGCAGCGACATCAGGCACAGGACGTGAAGCACAATCATCATCCGCAACAGCCACTTTGATATCTTCCTGGGTTCTCTGTGACTCCAGTGCGATCTGCTGTTTTGCATGTTGATTCGCCTCCTGAATGATGTTCGTTATTGCCATAGTACGCAGAACATTCTCGGTGATAGCCTCAGTAGAATCAGCTCGCTGTTCCGCAGCATCAGCACGCTTCTGCTCCTCCAGAAACTTTCCATGATAGTGATTCGCTGACCAGACAAGACCACCAGCGACACAAGCAATAAACGTTAAAATGAGCGCCCAATAACTCATCTTCATACCAGCAGCGCCGCCCGCGCCTTGTTGTATCGGACCTTACGATCCTCAATACCGTTCAAACCGCCGTTAATGATGCGCGTAACACGGTTAATATCGGCACCGTAGATCATGCAACCTTTAGAGGTGTAGAACCATGCAGCTGAGCGCGCAGCCTGTAGTTCCTGTTCCAGTTGTTCAGGTGAAGTCACCAGATCTAACTTCAGCGCCGCGCCACAGATGCGATAATTATGGAGGCCAGTGATTTGAATTAATCCTCTACCACGATATTTCCAGCCATCACCGGGTGCTTTGTTACCCAGCCGGTTGCTATACACCAGATTGGCAATAGCATCCTGACGAGCTGCATGTCCGGATGTTCTGCCAAGGGCATCAGCCTGCTGCTGTGTGATCCTCTTTCCGAACGTCGCCACCAGCGCAGATGGCGTGTAGTTAAAATTTTCAACTACGGCGCTAAACCCCATCGACTCATGGCCTACCTGAGCGATAAACATCGCCTGATCCGCTGGTGCTGTAATGCCGAATTCCTTCATCGCCGCATCAATGTGCGGAAACCAGCGCGCGGCCAGTTCGGCGCTGATACCAGCCGCCTGCTGAAATTGAGACTCGTTCATGATTAAACCTTGTTATTATCCCCACCGATACGACCACTGATAAACTTCATTGCAAAGCCGCGGATCGCATCCACGCCGATAAGGCCGACGCCGCCACCTATCGCAACAGACAGGGACTTGGGCCAGCCGAAATATTCCAGCGCAGATGAGAAGGTCAACGTCAGGGCGCCGCAAAGTAGAATTTCGAGTGTTTTTTTCTTCCAGCCACCGTTACCGCCAAAATAGGCAATGCGCAGACCAGCCATAAATAACGACATCAGAACAGCGCCCAGCGGGGTATCTCCTCGCCACCAGCTCTGGAACAGCTCCAGCCAGCCCTGCCAGGAATGGGGATCGTTGTGCATTTTCATAAGCCTCACCTCCGATAGCTCGGATGGCGCAGTGTGAAGTAGGAAGGCCGCCCGGTGGATTAACGACAAAACTCAGAGGGATTATTCCGGACGGCACAAACAGAAAAGCCCCGCACGATGGCGAGGCTTGAATTTGTTTGGTCGACGATTGAAGCTATGGCGACGATATCAGATTTACTCAAAATGTATGCTATTTAATTGACTTTTGCAATACCCTGCTGCGAAAAGGTCGCTTTTTGTTGTGATCTTGTTTTCACCAGGCAAAGCAGAGATTCGGTATCAAGCCTCTTAAAGATGTTACTCATCGCGCGCCAGTAGTCCGCATAGTTGTGGCTCCAGTTGTCAGGCTTAACCCCGCACAGGCTGGCAAGCTCCTGTTGCTGGTAGACGTATCGTCCGGCCAGCCCCTCTCTGACATCCTGCGCCGCCAGCCAGATAAGTTTCTTCAGCCGCTCCACTGTCTTGCCAGCCATCTTCCTCCCTGCAAGCTGCTGTCTGAACTCGCACCACGCCCAACTTGTTATTTCGACCTGGTGTTCCCAGCAGGTATTCTCACTATAATTCCACAACAACCACGCCTTGTAGTGTTCATCGAGTGAAAGAACCGCCCGGCGCCATGAGGCAGTGGAATATTCCACAGGCTTCACCAGCGGGATAGCGCTTCCTTTCGCCAGCGACTGCTTGCCGGGGATTGGCGGGTTATTTAACGTTATCCAGCTTTCTGTTTCCTCGTTCCAGATACGCTGTTTTTTTCGGGGATAGTTTTTCGTGTCGAATTGCGCGTTCTCCAGCCAGGCCAAAAGCTGCCCTTTAGTCTCCCCGCTTAAATCGGCTGTCGCTACCATTAGCTGCTCACGTACATACTGGAGGTATTGAGTGTTCATTGAGTAAATCCTGTGAACTGATAAATACGAACAAAATTGCGCAGGATGCGGTAGTCAACCAACACCGACCCCGGACGGCGGTAAATGCGGAGGCGCTGCCAGCGCATGCGGAGTATCTCGATCAGTTCTGGTTTCATGCGGCCTCCAGCTTTTTTAGCGCACGCAGATCCGCCAGAGCCGCGAGCCTGATTTCCTTCAGCTCCTCGACCGTCCAGCGGTGCGGGGTGTTATTGTTCTCGAGTGCCAGCACCGCCGCCTCACCGTAACGCTCAACCAGCGCAGTACGATATGCTTCGATGTTCCCTGATTTGTAGACGTTGCAGACATCACACTGAAGATGGATGTTGAAGCGAGTGAAGCGCAGATGCCCCGCGGCGGCCGTAGTCCTGTAATGGCCTGCATGCCATGCGAACGCCGTCTTCGTTCCACAGGAGATGCAACCGAGTCCTTCTGCCAGTTCGGTTTCGCGGCAAATGTCATTTACGGCGCGCTGCGTCAAGTCAATCCAGTGCTTCAGCGGCTTAACCGCGGCTTTCCGCTGGCGCCAGGTGGCGCGTTCTTTTTTCTCAGCGGCGCGCTGAAGGGATTGCGCCTTACGTTGCGCGGCTTCGCGAGCTTTTCTGGTTTGTTCTTTGCCGACGGCGCTGGCGCACTGGTACGAGCAAACGATCTGCCCCTCGCGTATCGGGTGAAACCACTGGCGGCATTCTTTGTTTACGCACTTACGGCGCGGTAATTTAGCCATGTTCACCCCCAGACCTTTTGGCGTAAGGATTTTGGCGTCCGCACCCGGTGTGCATATTCAGGTAATTTCGCGCTGACAGTCCAGGTAATGAAGTCAGGGTTCAGGCTCTTTTCTGTCCTTACGCCCCGCTTCTGATAATCCGATATCAGCGTGTCGGCCTGCTCGGTTGTGCAGTCATGATGATGGAACCAGGAGTATTTCATCGCCATCACCCCGCAAAGCTCATGAGCTGGGCGGCGGCGTTCTCGGCCTCGCGCTGAGTACGGAATGTCCGTGATAAAATCCATCGCCAGAGAACATCAAGCGCAGATTTATACAACTGCTGAAATTCGACCTCATCCATACTGGAAAAAGCGATGCTGCGGGGATGTTTGCGAAGGGTGCCGTCCGGTAACTGGATGGCGTCATAGTGACCAGCCTCAACCGTCACCCATGCGCGGTAGGCATCGAATGATTTACACAGGCTAATCCCGTTTGTTACCCGGCGGTTTGCAATCTGTTCCAGATACTGTTCAGCCGCATCCAGTAATGCGCTTTCATTCCCGCCATATGCAGCGAGAAACTTTGCATAACCGTTTACCAGTTTGCGCTCATTGGCAGAAATGGCGCCGCCGGTGGGTTCCCAGTATTCAAACCCAAGATTAAGCAACGCGAAAAAGCGGCGATGGAATGCAGGATTCCTCACCTGACGGAACTCAGCCACCAGCACGGCGCCGAGTTTGATTTTTGATTGCAGAATATCACTGGTCTCCGGCGTTGCGGGGATCAGAATTCCAGATGACTGCTTGATGAGTTGTAATTCGTGCGCCATGGTATTCTCCGTGGCGCAGAAGGTTAACGGTTGTTCAGGCCGTTGATTTCATATTATCAGAAGGTGGTATTACCCGGTAGCCGAGACGACGAATAAAATGCATAAAACCGTTGGGAGTAAAAACTTCTTCATCATCCAGCAAAGGACGCATAGATACCATGCCATTTACACGATAGATAAGATGCCTGCCTGATGATGGAAAGCTAAACACCACGCAGCCATCAGATCTTCTTACAATGTCATACCAGCTATCTTCTGACTTTTGCAAAGCTGAATTATTCAATTTTTGTTCTCCCTTCAGGCGATGTACAGGCGCGGTTAAAAATTGTCGGCAGCAGCATCAAAGGGATACGCAAATTGCGGTATTCTGAAAAATGCGCGCCAGCATTAAGCGCAATGTTAATAAAACCAGTCGTCAGCGCTTTCCCACGTTTCCTGCAGAATGCTCTGTATACGTTTTTTATCGCCATCAGCAGCACCGACGATACTCAGACCATCCTGACTGCCTCGACGGATGGTTAAGTTGCAGTTTTCATACTGATTCTGGAGACGGGTAATTAATTCTTTTTCAAGCGCAGGAACGGCACCTTCCGGAAGCTGTTTTGTCCGGCTGATAACAAGTTCAATTCTCATAATTCCCTCTACATTTAACTACTGTATATAAACACAGTATACCTGTTAGAAAGAATATTCAAGAGGTGAATAGCACTTTTTGCAAAAGCTAGCATGTTGTTTCATATCAGATTTTAGGCGAAAAAACCCGCCGCAGCGGGTTATGACGCAACACTTCATGCCGGAATTTTCCGATCCGTCTTGTTGTGAACCTCCCAGAGACTAATGCCGCAACTGAACACAAACTCAGCCAGATAATTTAAACCGGACCATTCCCGGATGCCGCCGCGCGCCGCTTCCACAAATACAGCGATATCCTGATCACGCCACACTCCAAACAGGCGCCAGCCGCCACTGTCAGTCTTAACGGCTGCTATACGCGTCAGAACACCAGTCTGGTACAGGTCAGTGAACGCAGGTTTCTTCCTGGTTATTATTCGCATATCTACAAACCTAAGAAATGTTGATTACAAATCACTGATTCGTATTTTTTGATTTTGTACTAATGCCTACTCCTGAATTGCTTCAGAAGGTAGCCCAATCATCTCGTTCAGCGCTTCCCGGCGAATAGCAGGAGGCAGGGGAACAACCGCATCTTCAGCAGGTAACAGTTCTTTGGCTTCAGGCCACTGTTCCAGCAGTCGCTTAACCGTTCTGGCTTTATCCAGTGCGGCGGTGACGTTCTGGCGGATGTCTGTTTCGTCGCTTTTTATTTCCCTGTAAAGCGCATCGAAGCTGTAGAACTCGGTAACGAGTGGGTCATCTGCCAGTAAGGTGTATTCATAGGGGGTTATTTTTTGGATATGGTCTGGTGAACCCGGCTCATTGTGCCGGTAATTGCCGTTGAAGTATGCAGTAACACGCGAACCCGCCAGATTCAGATAAATATCGCTGTCATATCTGACAAACGTATAGTTTGTCCTCAGTTCTTCGGGCAGTTTCGCAATAAGCGCTGCAATTTTCTTTTCGGTTTTTAATACCTCAGACTCGGCTTCCGGTCCGCCAATTGCCGCCAGCCTTACACGTTCCGCCCAGTCTGCCCGGGCAGCACGCAGGGCTTTCTTCCGTTGCGGAATACCAGCTTTTGCCAGTGCATTATCCACGATTTTCTCTTTAATGGATTTATTCAGTGTCTGGTTCATATTTTTCACCTTGTATAATTCAGGTTGTACGAATCCCGCCGCGTGAGCGGTGTTTAAAAACGTTTTTACGGTTAATTAATTATTCAGATGCGCGTTATGGCATATGCAAAAGCCCACGCTATCCCGACATATAAAAATGCGTCAGGCCAGTTCATCCATTATTTCCCTCCTGTTTTGGTGCCGCTTTAATCATCGCCGCCCAGCACAACTCAGCCCGTCGCGCAGCCCGTCGACACCCGCTTAACGCTTCGTATTCCGCCCACACTTTTTCGTCGCTGAAATGTGGATCTGGCTCAGACTCGAAGCCGTTAATCACCATGTACTCGGTTGGAACGATCGGCACCAGCGCATAGCCATCCGGAATTACTGGGGAGCTCAACTCATCACGATTACTTACAGGTTGGCCACCCTGAAGCATGGCAGCTCGGCAGGCGTTCCAGCCTTGCGCAAAGCTCTTTTGATAAAGATTCATGTCATCAGATGTCGCCATTTCATCCGGCACTACCGGCGCTGGCTGCTCTTTGATATGCAGTCGTGGCTCGCCGTCTTTCGGTTCAGGCCATTCGCGCTTCTTGTTCACCGCCAGCTTTTCTACCATCGCCAGGGTAATCTGCTCGTCACTGATACCAGCACGTCTTTGCGCATCCCATAACAGGAATTGCATATCGGCCCACTCGCTCAGGTCGTCAGGTTCTGCGGCAGTTTCCAATGCTTCTTTTGAGAGATGTTTCAGCGGCCCTACTGGCCCAACATCGCCGAACGTCTTATCAGACCATTCGGCGTGCTCGCGGCGAACCTGTTCGCGTTCTGAAGCTGGCGGGGAAGCATATAACGGCATATACACGGCAACATCATCAGCAGCGTTTGACTGCTGCTCTAACGTCACGCATGTACCTGAAAATTTATTTAGATATCGCACAGGTTCAGCGGTAAGCGCTGCCAGTGTCTGCTTCAGCACAATAAGAATTTTGGCGTCGTCATCGCTCAGTCCAAACGGAATATCGTCACGAGTGTTCTCAAATTCAGCGATGGTTTGCTGTAGCCATTCTTTGGTAATAGTGGTCATCTCAATACATCCTCCACACTGATTAACCCTTTGCTGCTCAAATAGTCCATTGCATCGATATGTAACTTGCTGTCTGGTCTGGTGTTTCTAAGCGAGTAGGCCAGGCGCTTAATCCACATCGTTAATTCTTCCACTTGCTTTTCTGCCCGATCTGCTCGCTCACCCTCAGACTCTGCCAGTCCGTGGTAATGCCATTTTTCAGCCTCGTATGCGCTGGCGTAACCGTTGGCGCTGTCCAGCTCATCCAGCAGCGCCAGCACATCCGGGTCGCTCACATCGACGACAGTGACGCGAGACTGTTCATAATGGTCATCTGCGATACTGCGGCCTTCTGCGTAGTGGCAACCTTTATCGTCGTAGGTCGCGCCCGTGCAGCCATAGGTAATTCGACTGGCAGACATGCGCTGTATTGTCATTTCTTTGCCGCAAATGTGGCATTCAGGTGCAGGTTTTGGTGAATAGCGCTCACGCAGCGCACGTTTGTCGATGTTGCTCATTGGGCTGGCCCCTCGCATTTGTGATTTTCTGGATCATCGGCTTTGAAATAACCGCCGCAGATTTTGCAGGGTATCGTCGGCACTTCGTCGTAATTTGAGGTTCCCGTAATCATGACTGCACTCCTTTGCGAAGCTGGGCGGCGAACTCGTCAGCATCAAAAATCTGGTAGCGCAGGCTCACATGCGCTGCATCAAAAATATTTTCTGAAGTTGTTGGCAATGCGGTGAGCTGCGCCCTGTATTTATCTGCGAACATCTCCACACCCTGCGCACGCACCTCAGCCAGGAAAGCGTCGGTGGCTGGGGTTTCGCCGTGGTGCAGGGCATCATTGATAATCATCGCAGCTACTCCGGCCTGTCCTGCGTCCGTGACCGACACATGCTCAAGAGTTACGGCCATTGCGTGTTTCAGCCCCGCATTCTCCGCAGCCAGCGTATTACGCTCCTGAACCAGCTTTTCCGTTGCGTCCTGCGCCAGTTTGTTTGCTTGTTCGGTGGCTTCCATAAGGTCGTTAATCATGCTCAGCTTTGCAGACAGCGCCGCGCATCTGGATTCCAGTGCCGCTATGGTAGTTACGTGTTCAGCATTACGTTCCGCAAGCTGATTCATGGTTAAACCATCAGTTATTCCACGTTCTTTCATTTGGTTGCTCCTGTTAAATCAGACCGGCGTCTTTGCGTTGTTTGTATTTCGCCATTAACATCTCGGCTGGCGTTGGACCGCGATCCCGCGACGGCGCGGATAAAGCGCGACGAACAGGCGGTATGGGTTTACCTGCAAGAGCTCGCTTTTCCCAGTCATGTAGGATATCGCCAGCGGCCCGGATAAGTTCCTTTTCACTTAATTGCCCCTCAGTTCCACGGCGGCGCAGCTCCAGGCAGACGTGGTAATACAGCGGGTTTTTATCCCTCCAGGGGAATTGCTCACTGGTCGGATAACGGAAAACAAGCTTCCGCCAACGCCAGTATTCGCCCATGATGTCGTCAACACTGACCCCGAGTACTCCACTCCCCTCACGGCACCACGAAATAAACTGACCTGGCGACGGCCAGAACGGAGACTGGCTGGAACGGGCTTTCTGCATTCCGGCGGATAGCTGCTTGCGGGTGCGGATGCCATTTTCTGAAAATGCCGCTATCCATTGCTGCTTAGCTACTCGCTCGTCAGCATCGGAGCGGAGATTGGTTTGCGTCGCGGCCGGGAAAATCTGCTTCAGTTGCATGAACAGCGCGTCAACAAGGCGCTCAGCGTCTGAATTCACAACCCGGCCATGCTCAGGGTTGCCCCCGGCTATGCTTGCCATCGCTGCGCCATCCCGATTGTTTATTGCGCGGTAGAGTTCAGGTTTCATAGGAAATCCCTCCATGCATCCGGGCTGTTCCAGTGGATACTTTCCTGATCGATATCTCTGCTGCGCTTCGCCTGTCCGTCAGGTTCGAACAGACCCTGCCAGCCATTCGCAATACTGCGGTTAATAATTTCTTCAGGTGTGTATCCGTTCAGCCTGCAGCGGTCGAGCAGGTTGATAGCCTGCGTCACGGTCTGCTGAGACTTAATCGGCTTTTTCAGGTCACGGCGGTATTCAACCCATGAAGACCAGGTGATCGAAGACAGCCAGTCAGGCAACTGAACACTTGACGCATCGAACGAAACCGCCCGGGGGGATTTAGGGGGGTTATTACTATTGTCTTTACTGTCTTTTGTAATAGTGTCTTTTGTGTTTACCTGATTTGGGTAATAGCCGTTACCTGATTCGGGTAAACTTTTCTTACCTGATTCAGGTAAATTTACCTTTTTCAGGTAAGTTTTTTTTTCTGTACCTTTTTCAGGTAAAGATGACCATTCGCTGACCGTTTTATTAATCCCGATAACACGACCGGTTTGAGTTAATATCCCCCGCTTAACCAGGGCGCTTTTTGCAGATGAGCACTTATGAGGGAGAATGCCGGTCAGCTCCGAGAGCTGCTCGTTACTGACCCAGTCAGATTTCTTATTGAAGCCGTATGTTTTGCGCATGACAGCCATGAACACCAAAAGCTGATGCTGCGACAAACCTGCATGCATTACAGCCTCAAGGATCTCATTGGCGATGCGCGTAAACCCATCATCGAGATCTGCCACGCGCGGCTCCTTATGTGCCACGTCAGGCACAGGAAAATTGATTACTTCAGCAGTGTTTGCCATAATTACTCCTGTGAATTGATCCAGTTAATTCCACCAGAAAGCCGTTGGTGACCCCTCACCGCGGCTTTCGCCTTTTTGGTTGCTACCATTTTCAGTCCCACCCCAGCGCATCCGGCCTGGCTCGTTCAGCCTTTAGCCCGGCATCAGCGAGAATCTCTACGGCTGTGAGATAGTTTCTGGATACCAGTACCGCCTCCGGTGGCGCGGCCTGAATTCCAAGAAAAGCCAGCTCTTTCGCCATGTTGCAGAAATATCCCTCAGCTTTACGTCTGCTGACTGTCGACTCGCTGATGCCCATATGCTCGGCGTAAGATTTCTGACCTACCGATGCAAGCCGGTTGAGCAGGACGCTCTCTATTTCAATCGGGTTGATTTCTGGTGGGTCTAACTTTCGTGCAATTGCGTTCTCCATGGGTAAATATCCTCTATGGTTGTTTGGCTGATGCCTCTTGGCTTGGTAATCCATCTGTTGGGTTTGGGTAGAGATCAGGGCGCAGTTCGTGTGGGGTAACACCAGTAGCGCTGTAAATTGGAAGTACTCGATCGGCAGGAACCACTCCTTGATAACGATTCCGCCAATGACTGATGGTCATTGCGCTTACTTCCAGTAGTTCAGCAAGCCGGGTTGCGGTTCCTGCTCTGGTAATGGCTTTATCAATTGCTTTCATATTTGACTCCAGTGGCAACAGCCAAATTAAACAAAATGTTTATCATAATGTCAACATTTTGAATATTGAGCTAATAAACTTTTGGTTTAGAATTGTGTTATGAAAGAAAAAACTCATCAGATTAATCACCCACAAGTGCAGAGGCTCAACGAGATCCTCGAACTTAAAAAGTTGACCAAGTCGGACATGGCTCGCATTTGCGGGGTCAGTGCTCAGTCGGTCAATAACTGGTTTGTGCGCGGTACAATTGGGAAAAGCTCGGCGATAAAACTGGCAGACGCGCTTGGGGTGAGTCTTGAGTGGGTTCTTGGCCAAGAGGTCGACGAGAGGGACGGTTTAAAGGCCGACGAACGGAGACTGCTCGAACTATATCGCCAGCTTCCAGATGACGAGGAAAAGCAGAATTTTCTTCGGGTATTATCGCTTCGTCTCAAGGAACTGGATGCCATGTACGAGAAGTACATGAAGGGAAGGATTCGAACGCGCGAAGATTAAGATAAAAGCTCGGAGTAATTATCAAAATGACTCATTCTCAACATAGCAAGGAATAATTATGCCAGCATCGGTAATTAGCTTTATTAATATGAAAGGCGGGGTAGGAAAAACAACTCTATGTGTTGGCATTGCTGAGTTCATGGCTAACTATCTTGGTAAAAGAGTTTTAGTTATTGATGTTGATCCTCAATTCAATGCAACTCAATCACTCCTAGGTCATTATGGTCGTGTCGATGAATATCTTGATCAACTTCAAACAAATAAAATCACAATACGTCGAATTTTCGAAGTTCCAACATCCATTATGGATACGGCTCAAGCCATTAGACCTGTTGATGTTATAACTAAAGTTTCTGATAACCTCGACGTCATCTTAGGTGATATTAATATAATCTTTGACACATCTCAGGAGTCTGTAAGAATATTCAAAATCAAGAGGTTCATCGATGATAACAACCTCCGTGACCAATATGATTATATTTTCCTAGATAGCCCTCCTACAATATCAATTTTCACTGATGCTTCACTTGTTGCTTCAGATTTTTATGTCGTTCCGGTAAAAATTGATCACTACTCCATTTTAGGAGCAACTAGTCTGGTCAGTGTGGTGCGAAATGTAAGACACAATCATAATCCGAATATTAGACACTTAGGATTCGTTTACACCAATACTGATGATGAATTGACATTAAAAACAAGCAAGATAAAAGATAATTTTGAAGAAAAATTCAGTGAATTTTACTTCTTTGAACATAAGTTATCATACGTACGAGATTTAATGGTTGGGCAGCAGGGTAACATTCCCTCTTGCTATACAAAGTCAAGAAGTGATATAAGCGCAATATCAACAGAATTCGCATTAAGAGTTGACCAACTAATGGTGAGTGAAAATGGATAAAGAACAATACAACACTCTATTCAGGTTTGCCCATGGCGGAGTAACAAAAGAATCCGCGATAGGTCTTTTTGTGACCATCTTACTTGATAAAGATTTGTTAAAATCAAATCATGATGTAAAAGATTTTGTTGAAAGTGTCTTTTCCATAGCCCTATTACCATACGTTGTTCGCTCAAGAACACTTATTTGCGCAAAAATATGCAGATTTTTAGTAAGCAGAGAAAGAAAAGAAATCAATAACTATGGTGTTATGGCTCGTTCATATTTCGAAAATATTTTTTCTAAAGAAGAAGACCTGCAAGGCCATAAAAAAAGAAATACAGCACTTTCTAATATGGATCTGTGGGTATCTAGGATGCTTAAGAAAGGCGATAAATAATGCTTTCTAACGACCCATACGGCAACAGAGCAGAAACTGACAGGTTTCGCCAAGAGGCAACTAAGTATCTGAGTGATGAGTCAGATATAAATACCTTGGTAAGTGTTTTCAAACACGTTAGAATTTATAGCATGATTATTGAAATGAATACCAATCTATCACACAAATCACATGTGAAGGGTATAATTTATGATTCTTTAAATTCCATCGTTGCAATATTAAATAAAAGAGAACGATATTTACATTTAAATCTTCGTTCTATGATTGAGCATATAGCAAGAATAGCTTTGAATAAAACTTATTCTGGTGGTGATTTCGATGGAACGGTACGACGACGAGATTTTGATTACCTTAAATCTAATAGAAGAAATGAAAATTGGAACTATCTGCACAATGTTTATATAAACGCTTGTCATTATGTGCATTTTTCACCGCAAGCAAATATTAACACGTCAGCAACTTTTTTGCAGTTGCTTGTAAACGACTGCCATTCATCGCAAAAGAATCTTATTCGTAATCTACATAGATTAACAAGTTCCGTAATGGAAACTTACATTACTTATTTTCACTATGAAGTTGCGAGTACATTTTATAGATCCATGGCAGATCTGAAGTATCTGCTGGGGAATAGTTTATACACCAAATTTAAAGCGCTGAACTAACACCTCTAATTTAACCGGGCAACAAAGACGTTTTTTATCCTTAGCCCCCTTCCCCAAAACTGCAAGTGATCCCAGCCTCATGGCTGGTTTTTTTTGTCCAAAATCGGCATAAATCACACCTCCAAAAGTCAGATTAAACATTTTGTTTATTGATTTATACTCATTATGTTGACATATGTTTAAACATTGTGTTTAATGAAATCACCAAAACGCACCACGACCACCCAGGCAGGACGCCCACGAAGTAGCCGTCCGGGGCATACGAAGACCGGAATGAGGTGGAAAAGTTAACGCGCAGAAGGTTTAAACAATGTTCCGCTGGCCGGGCGATATCGGCACGAGGATGAGATGACTAATTACGGCACAACAACATTACCAAGAACCAGCGTTGTACCGGGAATGCTGGTTAAGTACCAGGGGCGCACATACCGCGCATCTGCAAACGTAGGAAAAGGGTTGTACTTGTTTGCCCTTTTCGAACGCCTGCGGACAACCAACGACGAGATCGAGGTTTACCTCAACCAACACGGCAAACCTGCAACCCATTAGCAGGAAAAACCAGCAAAACGAAATACTGCACAGATTCTGGCAGACCACATGGTGTCGGGGATTCTGCAAACAAAATTCAGGAGTTCAGCCATGAACGCATATCTCACTTACGACCGGATCGAGGCTCAGGACTGGACCCAGCATTACCAGCAAATCGCCAGAGAAGAGAAAGAGTCAGAACTTGCTGACGATCTGGAGAAAGGACTGTCGCTTCACATGCTGGAGTCGCTGTGTATGGACGAGCTACCGCGTCACGGCGCCAACAAAAAAGCGATCAGTCGGGCATTTGATGACGATGTCGAATTCCAGGAGCGCGCGTCGGAGTTTGTGCGGTACATGGTTGAGGTGTTTTCCCTGCATCAAATTGATATTGAATCAGAGGAATAAGACAAATGAGCACAGCACTCGCAACACTGGCAGGAAAACTGGCTGAACGTGTAGGAATGGATTCTGTAGATCCGCAGGAACTGATCACCACATTGCGCCAGACAGCGTTTAAAGGTGATGCCAGTGATGCGCAGTTTATTGCGCTACTGATAGTCGCCAACCAGTACGGTCTTAATCCGTGGACGAAAGAAATTTACGCCTTTCCTGATAAGCAGAACGGGATCGTCCCTGTGGTGGGTGTTGATGGCTGGTCCCGTATTATCAACGAAAACCAGCAGTTTGACGGCATGGATTTTGAGCAGGATAACGAATCATGTACATGCAGGATTTACCGTAAGGACCGCAACCATCCGATCTGCGTTACCGAATGGATGGATGAATGTCGCCGGGAACCATTCAAAACCCGTGATGGTCGTGAGATTACTGGACCGTGGCAGTCACATCCCAAACGGATGTTGCGACACAAAGCAATGATCCAGTGCGCCCGTCTTGCCTTCGGTTTCGCAGGCATCTACGACAAGGATGAGGCCGAACGCATTGTCGAAAATACCACGTATACCACAGATCGCCAGACGGAACGCGACATCACTCCGGTTAGCGATGAAACCATGCGGGAAATTAATGATCTGCTGATCACCCTGAATAAAACATGGGATGACGATCTGCTGCCGCTCTGCTCCCAAATCTTCCGCCGCGATATTGGTGCATCGTCAGATCTTACGCAAATCGAAGCAGTGAAAGCCCTCGGATTCCTGAAGCAGAAAGCAGCAGAACAGAAGGTGGAAGCATGACACCAGAAATTATCCTGGCTCGTACAGGTATTGACGTTAGCAACATCGAGCAAGGTGATGAAGCATGGCACCGTCTACGCCTCGGTGTCATCACTGCTTCCGAAGTTCACAACGTCATTTCCAGGCCAAAGTCGGGCAAGAAGTGGACTGATATGAAGATGTCCTACTTTCTCACCCTTCTTGCTGAAGTTTGCACCGGCGTGGCGCCGGAAGTTAACGCCAGGGCGCTGGCCTGGGGGAAACAGTATGAGGACGATGCTCGCACCCTGTTTGAGTTCACCACTGACGTGAAGGTCACCGGATCGCCGATCCTTTTCCGTGACGAGGGCATGCGTACCGCCTGTTCTCCTGACGGCCTGTGCAGTGATGGCCGCGGTCTTGAGTTGAAGTGCCCTTTCACCTCTCGCGACTTTATGAAATTCAGGCTTGGCGGCTTCGAGGCTATCAAATCCGCCTATATGGCCCAGGTGCAATTCAGCATGTGGGTAACCGGGAGAGATGCCTGGTATTTCGCGAATTATGACCCGCGCATGAAGCGAGAAGGCATTCACCACGTGGTTGTTGAGCGCGACGACAAATACACGTCCCTCTTCAATGAAATGGTACCGGAATTTATCGAAAAGATGGACGAAGCGCTAAAGGAGATTGGCTTCACGTTCGGGGAGCAGTGGCGATGACGCACGCAACAACGGCAGTACTACCAGTTGAAAAAAGTGTTCCGCGCACCTGGCGCCGCCCGTTCCTGAAATGGGCAGGCGGTAAATATTCGCTGCTGCCGGAACTGGATCGTCTTATCCCGGCAGGTAAACGACTGATAGAACCATTTGTGGGCGGCGGTTCGGTGTTTCTCAACTCAGACAAGCACGAACGTTTCCTTCTGGCTGACGTCAACGCCGACCTGATTAACCTGTACCAGATGCTGGCCGTAGTGCCTGATTCGGTAATCGCAGAGGCAATAAAAGCTTTCAGACATCTGAATGATGCCGAAAACTACACAGTAATTCGTGAAGCATTCAACGCCCAGAAACTGAATGCGACAGAACGAGCAGCCGCATTCCTTTATCTCAACAGGCACTGCTTTAACGGTCTGATGCGTTACAACCTTGACGGTTTTTTCAATGTTGGATGGGGAAAGTATAAAGCCCCATATTTCCCGGAAGAAGAGATCAGGGCATTCAGGAAGAAGTCTCGCGCGTGCGTATTTATGACTGCGGGTTTCGAACGTACTCTCAGGCTGGCGGGTGATGGTGATGTCGTTTACTGCGATCCGCCATACGAGCCAATACCCGGCACCACTGGCTTCACTAGCTACGCCTCCGGTGGGTTCTCATGGGATAGCCAGGTAGCGCTTGCTGAAAGCTGCGTTGCAGCCCATCAGCGCGGCGCAAAGGTGTTTATCAGTAATTCTACCGCACCACGCGTTATTGAACTTTACGAGCGGCACGGCTTCACTTTGCACCGGGTCAATGCCCGCAGATCAATATCGAGTAAAGGCAGTACCCGAGAAACAGCGAACGATATCGTCGCCTCACTGGGGATTTAGTGATGATGAAACTTATTAACAGAAGCAAGCAATCACCAGTCGGTCGTCGCGCATGTGATATTGCACTGGCTGCGCATCATGAGAAGTTCGGCGATTACGGCAGACAAAAGCACGTTACCAATTACACCGTTGTAGTGGATGGCGTAAAGGTTCCTGTCGAAGTAGTTAACCGGGCCACCAGCTACGTAGCCACCGCAATGATCGGCGTCCGGAAACTTAGAAATCTGCCGGCACAGGCAAACTGAATATTAGCGATGGCCCGCTGCAGGGCCACTGGAGAAAACGATGAGCAACAAAATCGAGAACCCTGTCGTGATTGGCGGTATGCAGTGTGGGAACATTCGACGCCTAACTGCCAGCACTCTTTATTCTACTGCGATGGTCGCTGGTGCTGTCTATGTAGCCAGTCTGTGAGGTGGATATGAACGATATTGCACAGAACAATGTTGGTATGATTGACGAAAAAGAAGCTATGAGAATGATCAAAGTATCTTCACGGATGACCATTTCGAAATATACCAAGCTATATAATTTTCCAAAACCAATCCGAACTCACCCCAAACAATACCTTCAGTCTGAGGTGGTACAGTGGATCTTAAACGGGGGGATCAACCAGAAATCTTCCTGA